CTGCAGGACACCCTGAAATGGCACGAGTGGCTACCGCCTCAACCTTGTGGAGGGGCCGAAGCTCGTCCTTAAGGAAGTCGGTGTATATGACCGCCGTGCGATTACCCTTCTTGGCTTCCTCAACAATATGAAGCGTGTCCTTCTTAAGCTCATACCACGCGGGGGTATTAAGAAGGTACTCACCATCCTCACCAAAGAAGGCGGTCTTGCCGGATTGATGCTCCAATCGGTATGGGTACCCGGCCGAGGTCTCTCGGGCTACCTTCTTGAGCTTAATACCTGGTATAGACCTAGCGGCCTCCTCAGGTGTCATAATGTAACGCGGGTAAAAGGTCGTGGCCTTGCGAAATGGGGCAGTGACTCGGTTAGCCACTGCTGATAAGAGGGGTATCTCACGTACCTCCAAGGGTGACTGGTATGCCCTCATCGCCTCGCGAGCGGGGTACTTCACTTCGCCATCAACACGAGTTGGTCGCAAGACAGCCGGTGCCTTGGGGCAAGGGCCAAATATCTCGTCCTCACCCATGGGGCTAATCTTAAGCGCCGTTTGGGTACCCATGGACAAGGGTTTGTCGACCTTACCCACGAGTAGGAAGCTGCCATCAACAAGCTTCTTATCCCCAACCAACCGCTCCACCTCCTCTTCAGTGGGTGGTGTCAAGGTGATACCGCGTCGCTGTAAGTCAGCAACAATATCATCCTTGTAGGTATCCAGCGTCTGCCGGGCCTTAAGCACCATCTCCTGGGAGAGTACAGCTGATAAGCCACGTCGTGAAATTGCATCACCCAAACCAGCTACATGTATGCCCAAGAGGCAATTACCCCCCCAATACCGGTTCTCCGAGATAACCAGAGGGGCTCCACAGTCACCAGCTTCAGTAGAAGCATGGTATTTAATAAGCTGGTGAATAACACCGCCCTTCACATGCTGAAGAGGTACAAACTCCGACATGGGTGATTCAAAAGTATGAGGGTGAATCATGATCGACTTATCGGCACGAAGTATCGCCCTGGTCCCGAGTAAACTCACAAAGTGAGATCCCCGGAAAAACTTGGACAACTGCTTCTCCGAAAGAAGATGCTTGGTGACACAACGATGAGCTTTCAGGGACTTAATCCCGAAGCTCACGAACTCCAGATCGTACTCAACATACTGGACTCCCTTATAGCCCAAAAACTCAGCTATGGGTAGCACAAAAGTAAACTTATCCTGCTCCACGCTGATGAACTTGATGCTACCAGATGCATCCTTAAGGGTCTCCCGGAAGTGGCACGGCATCACTGCAAGATTGCCTTCGAGGAATTGCACGCTACCAATCGGGATAGGTCCATCAGTAGTAATGTGCAACATCTTGTACTGGTTGGCATACACCGCCTTAATCCTGTCATCGGTGGGCATAATGCCAGCCTGCGACGAGAATTCACGCGGTTTACCGGGAGTGAAGGTGAAAGGCTTCCCACCAGAGGGAGGCACGCTACGCAGCCCAATACTGGTGCGCGGTGCGCGCTGCTCATCCTTGATGTTAGATTGCTCCACCACCTTCATACCCATCGCAACCATAAGACTCTCACTCACAGAGTAAGCGAGGTCGCAAGCGGCGGTGACAAGACGGGAAACGAAACCCATAGCCTTCACGAAGAACGCGGCTGCTCCAACTGCAACCACAGCTGCACAAACGCCGGATACACACCAGAGCTTACCATCCTGTGTCGAGACAACAGGTATGAGACCTCCGGCCCACGCGAACATCTTAACGAGTCGAGAGCTCCACGAGTGCGCCACACCTAGTATGGCGCGCCCAAGTGAACACAAAGCCCTCGAGAAAGCTGCTTCGGCCTCTCGAAAGCGTCGTGTCCAAGGAGATTCGCCTGCCGGATTGGCTTCCCATGCCTGCTCCTCAGTAAGGGGCGCATCATCAAACCCATAGGAGCTCACATCCGAGTTCCAAGTGGGCACGATCGGTCTGGTTAATGGTTTCAACGTGGACTGCGGTTCAAAGAACTCCTCCTCCTCATCAGATTCGGTGGTCACTGCGAATGCTGGGCAGTGAGCTTCCTCACGAATCGATGGTAAGGGGGAGCCATCAAAGATGCCGTCGAAAAGCCGACGGTCCTCATCAGAAGGCGACAGGTCCAACATCTTAATAGCCTCAGTCCCAACCTGGGATTCAGCGAGGGTGTACGCAGACAACGCCTCCATAAATCTCTCGTCCAGTGCGACTTGACGTTCGTGACGTTCACGCCGAAGCTTCAGCTCCGACCCTATCTTGAGCACAAGATCGCGAAGGGACTCAGGATTGTTGGTCGTAGTGACCTTACCCCTGAAGTGATGAGGGTGGAGGTGCCACGCCTCCCAGGGATATACGTCCTCAATGGACATAATCTCCTTGTTCGTGTATGCCTCCATGCGCTGCTCAAAGATACGCTCCAATTTGAGATAATCAAGAGTACCGGTTTCAGTCTGGAAGTCCGGATTAACCGTGACCCAATAACCATACTCTATGCGTCGGACAACGGCCTCGGGACAAGCAATATAATCACCTGCTGGGGTCTGAATATCCTCAGCATTGGTGGTTGCCAAAACAAGTGGGCTGCTAAAGTAAAAGCGACCCTTACTCTCCAAATCAGCATAGTTGAGCGGGAACGCCCAATTGCCGATAGCACGGATCATGAGCATGTACTCTGACTCACCCATGCTATCAGGCTTCTTGATCTGGAACGCGTCATCAACAATAAGGCACTTCTGCCCTACGTATCCATTCCAGTACTCTGTTGTACCCTTCTGCCAAAGATGGTTGAAAACAATATCCCAATCCACCTCACCGGAGGTGATAAGGGCCACCGTACCAAGCATCTTGAGCAAAGTGGTCTTCCCGACAGCCGACGCCCCGCCAAACATAGCCAAGATAGGCTGCTGTCTAAACGAGTTAGCGGCATCAACCGCCCCTCTTTGCGAAGCCAACATAGTACCAAGCCTGTCCAGTGCATGGTTACACACATAAACGGAATGGGGTGTCTTAAGGACTTGCCTGAAGCCAAATCCATCTACCTGGAGCTGGATAGCCTCACGAATCTCCTTAATGGTAGGGTTCCTCTGCGCGCAAATAGCCAAGTAAGCGTCAACACGAGCGGACCATTTGGACAACACGCGACCGGCAACATCAGTGAG